GCCTTGGCCTGAGCCGGCACAGAAACGGACGGCCACTTAGTGGCGGCGAGGATATCTGCGGTCGTGCAGCCTTCCTTGCGCAGCAGGAGCTGGCCGACCATGGCCGTCTTGCTGATGCCTTTTCCAGCAGTCTTCTCGGCGCGATTCTTGGCGGTCTTTGCGTCCGGCGGGTTCTTGATCACCCGGTCCGGCCCGATGGTCTTCTTGTGCTTGGCGACGAGCGCCTCTTGCGCCTCGACGCTCTTGTCGCCGTCGCGCTTCAGGAACTTGGGCACGCCGTTGGCGTCCTCGGTGGTGTCGACCGGCTTCCTGGCCGCGGCCATGATCTTCTCCACGGCCGCAGCGGTGATGGCCTCGCCGGCCAGCCGGTCGGGCACGCTGACCAGGGCGTCGACCGCGCGCTTCCCGCCGTTGGCCTTGACCTGGGCGTCGCTGACGGGCGGGCGCTTGTCCGCGGCGGTCGCGCGCCACATCCAGCGCTTGTCGCACTTGACGACGGTGAAGTCGAACTCCGGGATGGCCTGCGGTCCGAGCTCGGCGATGGCGGCCTTCACGGCGCGGTCGCGCTTGTCCCAGGACTTTTCCGGCGCGGGCGCTGGCGTGGTCGGCAGGTTTCTCATGTTGGCGTTGGTCATGGCGATCATCGGTGGTTCTCCATCTTTGGCGGTTGGGCTGAGGCCCGATATGCGCCGCGGATACGGCGCACGTCGCGCGTCAGGCGATCTCCATCAGAAGTTCTTCGTCGCCGTAGACCTGTGGTTCACCGCAACCTTCGCATTCATAGCCGCGGGCGTCCGGTTCAATGCCGCCGTGTTCAAGTCCGCAGGCGAGGCAAAACCCTGGGTCTTCGAGGGATGAACGGCGGCGGGCGACAGCGCCGAGGATAGTCTCCTCGGTCACACTCTTGTGCCATTTGGCGCGCGGCAGCATCATTTGTGGTTCTCCATCTGGAGTCGGTCCAAGCCGCTCCGGGAGGGGCACCCGAAGATGCCCCCGGCCGGAAAGGCCTTAATGCTGCTTGCTGTTGATCGCCAGCGCTGCCCATGCCCGGGTGCCGGCGTAGATCAAGGCGGGGATGCTGGCACCGAGCGCAGCGCCCGTGACCGTCATCCAGTGGTAGGTGCTGTCGGGAGCGCCGGAGCCGAAAGCCAGGGCGTTGAGCGCCGAGGACCACCCGAAGGCGGCGATCAGGGCCGGGTTGGCGAACCGCGCGACCGCCTTGTTCGACTTCGTCCCGGCGGTGACGACCATAGCCACCTCGAGGCTAACGATCAGGAGGTCGAGGCCGACCGCCATCGCGGTGCCTTCCAGGGCGGGGCAGCCGGTGACGATGCTGATCCCGCGGGCGAGGTGGGTGAGGCTGAGGCCGAGCAGGACGCTGATGACGGTCCCGAGGCCGGCGGCGGGGCCGTACTGCTTGGCGACGCGGGCGGCGGTCGATGTCCGGCGGGCGCGGCGGGACGCCGGCTTGGCTTGGGGGAGGGCTACGATGTTGGTTTGGGTCTTCATGTCGTTTTCTCCTTTGGAGATCGGGCGTGATGCCCTGCTGACGAGTCGATATATAGACAATCACGGGAGGGATGTAAACAAAAAAATCAGCCAATGTTGACGATTTCTTGCCCTTGTGCGTAGGGTCATCAGCTTTTCCAGCGGGGGAAACCGGTGCCAGACGACGCGAAAAACAAGCTTCTGACCATGTTCGTCACCAGGGTGGCGAATCATTCGGTCTCCGAGGACGGGACCCTGGCCGTGCTGGTGTGCGACCGGCAGGACGGCACCCAGGTGGCGCTGGCGATGCGCCCGGAGCAGGTGGGCCGGCTGGCGGACCAGGTGAACGAGCTGTTCCACGCGGTCCTCCGCAAGAAGCTCTCCATCGGCAGCTCCGTGCTGCGCTACCCGGACGTGTTCGGGGTGTCGACGCACGAGAGCCTCCGCGGCGGGGTGATCCTCGGGTTCGACCCGGGGACGACGCACGAGGCGAACTTCGTGCTCGGCATCAACAAGATGGGGCAGGTCGACCCGACGTTTGCCTTTGAGGTCGGGCAGCAAATCCTGAAAAAGGCAAAGGACATCATCGCCAAGCCGCAGGGGCGCAACCGCATTATCCTCCCGCCAGGAGTTCGCTGATGAGATTTTTCAAAGAGTTGCTCTGCTGGCATGACTGGCAGTCATGGAAGGAAGATAGTTCCAGGTGGGCGTCAGCGTTCTCCATTTTCGCGACGGCTGGGTCAGATTTGGCAGAGACGGTGCTCGTTGAAAGATACAAGACGAGATACTGCAAGAAATGCGGCAAGTTTCAAAAAAGGTCGCTCGGCAGCTATTATGAACGGAAACGCTGATGGGTTTCGAACTCCTCCATCCGGTGAACGACCGCGACAAGTGGCTGCGGACGATCTACCAGCTGCCGCAGGCACTGCATGACGTTCACTGGACGCCTGACTACATGGCGGCGGAGGAGTTGCGTGGGCATGAGGCGCGTCTCGCCACCTACACCTACCGCGACTACGTCGTGGCGCAGCCGATCATCATTCGGGATATCTTCCCGTTCGACATAGGCATGCCAGAAGATGAGGCTGTGGAGGCAGTTTGGACCTGCCGCGACGTGTCGAGCCCGTATGGCTACGGCGGCCCGGCGTCGAATCACGGCCCGCAGCTCTATGAGTGGTTCAACCAGGCGTTCACGAACTGGGCTATGGAGAACCGCGTCGTGACCGAGTTCTGCGCGCTGCACCCGTTCATGACGGCGCACCAGCTCGGGCTACTCAAGGCCGTGCCGGGCATCCAACCTGTGACCCGCAAACAGATCGTCTGGGTTGACCTCAATGGCGACTTCGCGGAGCAGTACCACGCCAACCGAAAGGCCGGCATCAAGAAGGCGATGAAGGAGGGCATCAACATCGTCATGGGCGATCAGCCCGACGTGTTCATCAAGATGTATCGTCTGACGATGCTGCGCAAGCAGGCAGCGACGCGCTGGTACTTCACGGACGAGTACCTCAAGGCTCTCTGCGACCTCGGGACGGTGTGGTACGCCCGCGTCGGCGCCATCGTCCAGTCGGCCGCGCTCATGCTCATGACGCGGGACGGCACTGCCTACTACCATCTCGCCGCGAACTCCGACATTTATCCGAGGGTTTGCGCCAACGACCTGCTGGTCCACGAGATGGCGCAATATGCAGCGCGCAACGGATGCAAGCGGTTCCACCTCGGCGGAGGGGCGACGTCGGACCCGTCGGACCCGGTGCTGTTCTTCAAGTCCGGGTTCTCCGACCTGCGCGCGCCGGCAATGTCCTACTTCCGGGTGTTCGACGAGGCGGCCTACGCGGGGCTGTGCGCCGAGAAGAAGCGCCGGGAGGTGGCCGAGACGGGGACGGAGTTCGGCACCAGCTTCGAACCGCTGTATCGACGGGAGGCTTCATGAGCGCTGAGATCATTCGTGAGTTGAAGCGCGAGGCGGCTGGTTTCCTGCAAAGCGGGCTCTCGTCCTACACTGGATACTGGCCCAACGATTTCTATGGGAATGAGGCACAACGCTACTACCAGTGGAGCAAGCGTGTATATGATTTGATCAGCAAACTTCCTGAGCAGCCGAAGATATCATGAGCAGCAAAATCGGTCGTCTCGCTCTTCGTGAGGAGGGCAACTACTGGAACGCCTACTGGGCTTCACCTGACACGATGAAGGATGCTGTCTTCCTCGCCTCCGTCAACATGGGGTTGGTCAAGACCAGGGAACGGCAGGACGAATGGCGGCTGCTGGTGCAGGAGATGGCCGGCGACCTCATCGAGGAACATGCCGGTGTGCGGCCGACGTGGCCGGACCCGGAACGCGCGCCGGAGTATGAGCGGGCAGGAAACTCCTGAGATGAAGATTTTCCGCGGCGTACCAGGAGGACAGGTCACCGTCGAGGACGGCGGCAAGGTCACCGTGTTGCCATCCGTCGGCAACACCAAACTTGGATTCGCGTGGGGCAACGGCAACGCCGAGGCAGGCCATTTGGCGTTGGCACTGGCAGAGAACGTGCTCGGCCACCAGGAAGCCACTAGATTTTATCAGCGCCTCAAGCACCGCACCGTCATGACGTGGACCGCAGCAAGTCAATGGTCGATTAGCGAGAAGGACCTGCTGTCCCACATCGAGGACATGCGTCAAAATGAGCGGGACTCGGCCCAGGCCAAGGCGATGGTGGCGCAGCAGCCAGCCCCGGTGGTCTACGAGGGCGGCACCGGGATAGGCGGACTCCCGTTCAAGCGCAGCCAGCAAGACAGCGGGCCTGGACCCATGGTGGCCCAGGAACGACGCCAGGAGCCCGCTGGTGCGCCAGCAGCCGAGGTGGCAGGTTTAGTGGCGTCCAAGACGATAGCCTTCCAGCGGCCGTCTATGGAGCATGGCGAGGTCATCCCCGAAGACTGGCCAGAGAAGGTGGACGGCTTCCGCGCCACGGCCGGCGACTTCGTGACCGGGACCAGGCTCGTTTACTGCCTCGTCTTGTGCGGGTGCTACAACTGGCAGGACGCGGCGCAGGTGCCGGAGGAGAGGCTGCGGGCGATCCCGCAGTGGGGCGACGCCCTGATGGCCGAGATGATGGAGGTGTTCGCGAAGCGCAACATCACCTACGTCGTCAAGGAGAAGCGCCAGCAACTGTTGGCGTCGGCGCTGGCGAAGCTCACCTCGGAGGAGAAGGAGGCGATGGGACTGTCATGACCAACGAGAACAACGTCGCGCTGAAGGCGATGGTCAAGGAGGCGCTGGAACTGATTGAGGGGAGACGCGCAGTCGTCAGCCAAGCGGACAGGAACATCGCGACCACACTCGTGCGTCTGGCCGAGACGGTCGCGTACGGCTCGCCGAAGACCCCGCAACGGTCGCACCATCACGACGCCGAGGATTCATCAGGATTACCGTCCGCCGATCAGCAGGAGGCAGAACGCAACGCCGTGCTGGCCACGTTGACACCGTCCCAGAAGCGGGCTCTGGGGTATCCGGGATAACCAAGAAAGGAAGATGGAGATGAACCAAGATCAAGTTCTGGGACTGGTCCGCAACCTGCTGGCGCTCGGCGGCGGCATAGCCGTCGGCCGCGGCTGGCTCAACAGCGAGCAATTGACGCTGATCGGCGGCGCTGCTGGCACTCTCATCCCGCTCGCGTGGACTCTCTTCGCGCACACCGACAGCGCCAAGATCGCCGCGGTGGCGGCGCTCCCCGACGTGAGGAAGATCGTCACCATTGCGAGCCCGGCCAGCGACGCGGTGAAGGCCGCGGTGGCCGACGCGTCGCAGCCGAAAGTGTCGAACATCTAGCGATCAACAACTTCCCTGAGAGGGGAGGAAAAGCGGGGCGACATGAGCAGCATTTGGTCTTTATTCGGAAGTTCATCCTGCGAGACCGAGACGGCTGCGGCGACCCGCCACACGCAGGTTATGAACCAGCTATCCACGTTGACACAGGCCATCAACGCGATGGTTGAAAGCCTATCAATCCAGGCCCAAGCATTGAGGCAGATCATGAGCGACACCACAGACCTGACAGCCGCAGTTGCGGCATTACAGACGGCATCGGCTGCCGCGGCCAGTGCCATCGAGACAGAGCTTGCGAAGATCGCCGCCGCCAACACCGGGAACGACCCGGCCATCGCAGCGGCGGTGACGGCCATCAGCGGCGTCACGGCGGCGCTCACGGCCGAGGCAGCAAAGGTTACGCCCTGACCGTGACCAAGCGATGTACGATAATTGCCGAGGTTTCTGTCAATCATGATGGCGACCTCGGCAACGCATTACGCCTCTGTGACGCGGCGAAGTCTGCTGGCGCGGACATCGTCAAGTTCCAGACGTTCGTGCCCACCAGCTTGTTCCGCATGGACAGATGGAAGGATCCGAAGGTCGAGCAGGTGATGGGCTTGGCCCTGGACTTCAACCAGTTCACCAAGATCGCAGCCCATTGCGCGGACATCGGTATCGAGTTCTGCTCGACGCCGGACGACCTCGCCAGCCTCAAGTTCCTGGTCGAGGTCTGCGGCGTGAAGCGCATCAAGCTCGGGTCAGGCTCGCTGCTCTACGAGCCGCTGGTGGACGCGACGTTCGACACCGGGCTGCCGGTGCTCCTCAGCACCGGGATGGCGACATTGGAGGAGATCGAAGGTGCAGTCGCGCGGCAATGGAGCCGCAAGGCGGCAACTTCGGAAAGTCCCAGGATCGAAGTTGATTTGACGGTGATGCATTGCGTCAGTCTCTACCCATGTCCTCCGCACCTAGCCAACGTCGCGGCGATAACTGCGTTGCAACATCTCGGAGACGAGTGGGATGAATCTAATTGGAAGATGGTGAACTACGAACATCGTGTCGGCTACAGCGACCACACGGAGGGGATGTTTACGGAGTCATCGTGCGCCGCCGTCGCGCTCGGGGCGGTGGTCATCGAGAAACATTTCACGCTCAACGAATACGATGATGGTCCTGACCATCACATGTCTGCAAACCCGGCAGAGTTTGAGACGTTGGTGTGCGATATCCGCGAGTTTGAAGAAATCCTCGGCCATGGCCGCAAGGAGCCCAGCGAGGAGGAGTTGGCGATGGTTAGCCGTCTACGAAAGGACAAGGATGGATTCCAACCTGGACTATGAAAATGGGAGGAGAACTGATTGCTCTCCTCCCCCGCACCAAGCCTAACCGCACCTCACCTTGCCCGACCATTCCCGACCGGACCATACCATGCCGCTACGGAATATAGCAGAAAGAGACCGAAGATGAAAGTCTTGGGAGTGATCACCGCCCGTGGCGGAAGTAAACGACTTCCGAACAAAAACACCGCCATGCTCGGCGGGAAGCCGCTCATCGCGTGGTCGATCGAGGTCGGGCTGGCGACGTGCCACCATGTGGTCCTGAGCACCGACAGCGAGTTCATCGCCGGCGTGGCCAAGCAGCACGGCTGCAAGGTCATCATGCGTCCGCCTGAGCTGTGCGGCGATGCCGACCACGTCAGCGTCGTCATCCATGCCGCCAGGAACGCGGAGGACAGTCCCTACAACGCCGTGCTGCTCCTCCAGCCGACGTCTCCGTTCCGCGACGAACGTGACGTTATCGTGGCGCAGAAGGTGATGGTCGACACGGGTGCGGACTCGGTCATCTCCGTCACTGAGTTCCCGAAGTCGGACACCCTGTTCACGCTCGGTCACGCCAACAGGATGCGGAGCGCCGGCGAGAGGGGCACGGTCTACACGCCGAACGGGGCGATCTACCTCGTCAAGTGGGACCACCTGCTGGAGAATGGCGACTGGTACGACCCGCACGCCTACGCCTACGTCATGCCGCCGGAGCGCTCGCTCGACATCGACACGCACGCGGACTTCGAGGCGGCCAGGGCGATGCTGGACGACGAGGGGAGGTTCGACCCGGGGGCGATTACCAAAAAAGCGACGGCACCAGCATGATGTACGTATTGATCCCTATTATTCTAACTGCGATTTCTCTCAAAAGGACAAAATCAGAGCAGCCATTAGGCTGGCCGCCAACGGTGTTTTAATAGGGTGTTCATCACCTTGCTGGTCTCAGCGACCACATCATTTTGTTTGTATGCTCATGAGCATTTTCCCGTACTCTATGATGTCCCGGCTCACGTCAGGGATTGGCTGGGATAGGAGGCAAAATTGTTCAGCGTCCAGGCGGTGGTGGACGCGGTCTTATTAGTCACGGAAGGACCAGCCAGCCACCACCGGCCGGTCGTCACCGACGAGGACGTGCTGGCGATAGCGGACCAAGCCCGGCGTCTCGACTCCTACCACTACGTCAACCTGCTCCAGGAACGGCTCAAGGAACGGATGCAAGTCAAGCATGCGGTCGCCGTGTCCAGTGGTAGCGTCGCGCTGGAGTTGGCGCTGCACCTGGTCGGGGTGAAGCGTGGCGATAACGTGCTGCTGCCGACGCTCTCGTTCGTGGCCGCGGCGAACGCCGTCGTCAGGATCGGGGCGACGCCGGTCTTCGTCGACGCATATGGAAGGGACTACGGACCAGATCCGATCGATATCTTGAAATGCTTATTCAGCAACACCGGAGTCTTCAAGCCGGCTGCAGTCATCGCCGTTCACCTGCTCGGTCATCCGTGCAGCATGCCAGCGCTGTTGAGCATTGCCGACGCTTATGGCGTTCCGGTTATCGAGGACGCGGCAGAAGCGATCGGGTCGGCGATCCTCAATGATCCAAATCGTCCGACCAGCAGACCATGCGGTTCCTGGGGCACCGTCTCCGTCGTCAGTTTCAACCTCAACAAAGTGGTCACGTCCGGCGGCGGAGGCGCGCTGCTGACGAACGACGACGAGCTAGGGGCCATGGCGCAGCACCTCGCCACCACCGCCAGGGTCGCGCACCCGTGGCTGGTGGAGCACGACGCGATCGGCTGGAACCACCGCATGCCGATGCTTTCGGCGGCGTTGTGCAGCGAGCAGGTCAAGCGACTGGACGTCCTGGTGAAGGCCAAGCGCGGTCTGGCGATGGCCTACAAAACGGCGATCAACGGCATGGACGGCGTGACGTTTCACGAAGAGCCTTTCGGCACGTTCTCGAACTTCTGGATGCCGACGATCCTGGTGCCTTCCGGGGAGCGCGACGCGGTGTTGACGGCGCTGCACGATTGCGGGGTAATGGCGCGCGCGGTGTTCACGCCGATGCACCGGCTGAAGATGTATCAGGACGGCGGTGGTACGTTCCCGGTGGCGGACGAGGTGTTCAGCCGGGCGGTGTGTCTTCCCGCAAGTATAGAATTAGCCAGGAAGTTCGCATGAGCAAGAACGGCAGGGTGGCCACAGACGCGTCGTGGGACACGGTCATGATGATGCAGAAGGCTTGCAAGGACGGGGAGAGTTTTCAGAGCGCCGTTGCACGTGTTCCGGAGCAGGACAAGCAATACGTCCACGAATTGGCGGACATTTGGCGCGGCTGGAAGAGCGGTAGGTTCAACGCTCATTATCACGGCGACGTTCTCTGGGGATAGAGTCGGCCAGGAGGTTCGCATGACTACTAAGGAATTAGACGAGAAGTTGGGCCTGCTCTTGGTCGAGTTGGACAAGATACAAAAGTTCTTGGCAGAAATTCATGTAGCTATCCGGACGACTGTTGCGGATGGGACGTATGATGAGACGCTGATCCGCAAAGCTGTCAGTTTCGAACTTGCAGAGATCATCGTCTCGTACCGCGAGCAGATGAGCATCCGGCCTCCGTCCGGTGTTGACGCCGACTCCCGTTCCGTTGCTAGGGTCATCCACGGAGACGAGGAGACCGCAGATGACCGATCCAATCCCGACGGCACCAGGTTGGTACGTCTACAGGGACACCACGATCGTTCCTGAGTATCCGCACCATTTGCTCAAAGCTGGACCGTTTGAAACGAGTGTCCAGGCCCATGACGAGGTTTCTCGTCTTCTGCGCACGACTGGTCACTATGATCAAGTTCATGGGTACCTTGACAAGTACTTCGTTCGTCGGGAGCCACAGGACTCGTTCGAAAGCTACGTCAGGAAATTAGCTTCTAATTTTGGAAGTCCGAGGAGAACACTGAGAGGAGAATGAACATGGGTTGGATATCAAGGATCATCCCCAAGTGGCTGCGGGCTCAATCGTCCGGGACGATCCGGCCGGAGCTGCCTAAGCCGTACGGGTCGAACAACCATCTGAACGCGCCGTCGCAGCCAACGCGGACGTCGCTGCCGATACCACCCGGACCGATACCGCAGGGCGGCAATGTTAGTTCGACAGCATCGAGCTTCAACACATGATCGACGCGGCGATGAAGTTTCATGCCGCACTCCTGCTGCTGCTAGCTGCCACGACGTGCGCTGAGGCGCAATGCGGCCCTTACGGGCAATACCCGTGCATGCCGCGGCCGTACTACGGACCACCGCCCGGCTACTACGCGGCCAACCCGCCGCGCCCTCCGCCGGTGGCGATGCCGTGCCCGAACTGCGGGCGGCCCATGATTCGCCGCCAAGTATTCCGGCCGGGCGTCGGCTGGGTCACGATCTATGTCTGCCCGGAATGCAATTAAGGGAACACCGATGAAGGAAATCTTTGAGACGCTGCGCTCCATGGCGCGTGAAGATCAGAAGACCACTGTTGAGGGCGTCTTCACCTTGGCCGGGTTCGGTCTTCTGGAGCAGTTCCTGGGCGATGTCCACCGCATCGCCGACGCGCTGGAGCGCATCACCGTTCAGATGGAGAGTGTAACCATCAAGGACGGCGTCGGCAGCGGCTTCGTCAGGGTCACGCAGCCAGGACTGAGAGGGAGAACAGAATGAAGATCGTCCTCATCTCCGGTAGCCGGTCCGACCGGAACGCACTGGAGATGGTCAACCGCGCCCTGCTTGCGGAGAACCATGATGTGCGCTGGGTCACGGCGGTATCTGGCCGACCCGCTATGAACGCCGACGACGCTACGGGGATTGTGGCGGACAGCATCGAGGTTGTGGCTTCCAGCATTCATAAACTTCATCGCCACGGTCGGCCAGACCTCGTTGTGCTGCACGGCGACCGCCATGAAATTCTCGGTGCCGCCATGGCCGCCAACATTACGGGTGTCCCTATAGCCCACGTCGGCGGCGGCGACCTCACCGAGGGATCACAAGACGATAGTTTCAGGCATGCGATCACAAAACTGTCGCATCTGCACTTTCCCAGCAATCAGGACTCGGCCGATCGGATCGTCCAGATGGGCGAGGAGCCGGACCGTGTCCACGTCACCGGGTGCCCGGGGATCGACATGGTGATGGCGACGCCGACCATGACTCGGGCAGGAATTTTCGTCACGATTGGGTTGGCCAACGATTATATGCTCACAGTGCCCCAGAGAAGCCTCCTGGTGCTGTTTCATAGCAACACCCTGGGTGACACAGCCTCCGAGCTAGAGGCTCTCAGCGTGGCCCTGGCGCGCAGGACGGAGGCATTGGTGCTGCTGGGGCCGAACGCCGACGCCGGGGGCGACCTCATCCGCCGGGAATGGCAGCGCCTCGCCCAGAACCGCCCCGACACCGTCTATCACGACAACGTCGAGCCGCAGGTGTTCTACTCCCTGCTGCGGTGGTGCGACGTGCTGGTCGGGAACTCGTCGGCGGGGTTCTACGAGGCACCGTGTTTCGGAACGCCAGTGGTCAACCTGGGAGACCGCCAGAAAGGTCGCCCGCTTGGCGGCGTCGCGTCCCAATGCGGCAACTCGACTGATCCCGCGTATATTGGCGAGCATATTGAGGCAATGATCGGGAAACGATTCGGCTCGCGTGAATATGGCGGGACCAGCAATCCCTACGGGGACGGCCACGCCGCCGAGCGCATCGCCAAGGTGATAGGCGGGATTGAGGACCCGCGCGCGCTGCTGCGGAAGAAGTTCCATCAATGGTGTCTTTCCGGTTCCGTCGAACCATTGCGTGACGAGTTCAAGCGAACGATGGATGCCATCGCTCAAGGAATAATTTTATGACCACGCTCATCATGCAAACGTATTTTCCCCGCCACGGGATCAGCGGCAAGCGGTTCGAACCGTGGCTTCAACCTATCGCCATCATCGAGAAGGGGAACCCTGGCGTTCGCGAGAACCTCCTCGAGGTACGATGCGAGGATGCCAGGAAGCCGGAAGACGCCACCTCACCCCCAAAGTGGGAGGTCGCGCGCCTCGACGACAAGATGGGCCTCAGCGTGACGGCGACCGAGGGTTGCCTGCTGGCCTGGAAGGTGAAACGCAACAACGAGGATGGCTGCAGGGTTTACGGAGACGCACTCCTGTTCGCCCCCGGCAACCTCTGGGACAACGAGCCAGAAGGATACATCCTCTCGGCCTACCTGGGGCGGGCGTTTTGCCTGGCGATGGCGATCGTAGTTCTCCTCTTGGCACAGGACGGGGCACGCGCCCAGCAGCGCGGCTACTTCTGGGACGGATATGAGTGGCAATGGCATGGGGGAGGGCAGCCGACGCGGGCGCATCCTCCCGGCCCGGTATACCCGGAGGGACAGATACGGGAGCACGACATGGACTGTCAGGGGCAGTATTGCGTCGACCAGTTCCACCGGAATGGTGGCAGGCCCAGGCCGCTGTGCCCGTCCCCGCGCGGTCCAATCCCCTGCTATTGAGAGGAGTTGTCACGTGCGACAGGAAACCGCCAAGACGAGCATCGAGAAGTGGGACGACCTCCACCGGCAGGTCCAGTGGGGGACGTGCCCTGAGCCTGCCGTGGCCCGCTGGGCGATGCGCCGGTGGGGAGGGCAGGTCAAGGACGCGATGGGCTCGGTTCGTCTCCTAGAGGTCGGCTGCGGCGTCGGCGCGCAGGCTATATGGTTAGGCAACCACGGGTTCCTGGTCGACGCCTGCGACGCATCGCCGGAAGCGATCGGACGTGCCAACCATTTCAATGTCATGCACCACTCGGTGAAGTTCTATCCAGCCGCGCTTCCAGGCCTCATCGAGTACGGGTTCGTTCCCGGCGCGTATGACGGCGTCATCGACGTCTGCTGCCTCCAGCACGTGGACTACTTCGAGAAGTCCATCCGTGAAATCATGGCACTGCTCAGGTCCGGCGGCCAGCTGCTATCGATCATGGCCTGCGCCGACCACAGTCCCGTGATGCGCGAGGAATTGGCGGGCGCGACGTTCCACCGGCTTATCCAGGGTGAGGTCTACGAGGCTTTCGGTATGTTCCGGGGCATCAAATTGGAATCCATGACCCACACCGACAACGGCGCGAACATCTCGCACTGGATCATCGAGGCGACAAAGTAATTGATTTGATTTTTCGCCTCCAATCTGCCCCCGGCCCAAGCCGCGCGCTTGATGCGGAGATCGCGCTTGCGAATGGCATCTATGAATTTCACGACAAAGGAACGGGACTTGTCGCAAAGTCTGGTGGTAGTTGGGAACGGCCGCCACGCTACACCGAATCCATCGACGCGGCGCTGACGTTGGTGCCAGATGGCGCGTCTTGGGAAATAGGTACGTACATCACGACGGGAAAATACCGCGCATACGTGTTGACGGATCAACAAGGGAGCAGCGGCCATGGCGCCACTCCCGCCCTCGCCCTTCTTATCGCGATCGAGCAGGCAAAGGGAGATAAGGCATGAGCCACGCCAAAGTCGCACAAAAGATCGACAGCCTATCGTCAAAGGCTGTCCGGCAATGGCTAACCGAGCGGCTCAATAACTGTCATCACATCGCGGCGCGAAAGACAGGCGTGTCCCGTGACTTGTGGCTTGAGGATGCGGCTTATTTTGCCGCTGCTATAGGGCTGATCGATTGGAGCGAGGCGGCGAAGGAGGACAGCAAGTAATGGAGTGGTATCGACTGCTCTCAAGGTTCCGAGCTAACGGCTGGATGGTGGCCGTTCATAATGATTACATGCTGAATGGCATGCCAATGACGTTCTGGCTGTTGACACACCCGTCAGGACGGTTCGTTAAAGGAGAAGGCGAGACGGATGAGATCGCTATTCTTGAATGTCAAGCTCAGATGAAAATCGTGTTGATGGACCGCAAGCCATGACTGACCCCACCGCAATGGAGAAATATACCCTGATCCTTCCCGTCGCGGATGAAGATTTCCCGGACGCCCATAATGTGTTCCTTCAAGTGACGAACCAGCGCTTTTGCATCACGCCTCACGGGTGCGAGAGCAAAGAGCAAGCCAAGTGGCTCCAAGGTCAGCTCTGTGTCGCGTTGGCGAAGATCGTGGAGAACAGCAAACCATGAGAGATCAGAAGAACGTCTGTCCCGGCAATGAGACCAACATGGAACACGACGCCCGAAGAGCCGTCGTGGACTTTGGCCCGCAATTTGCCGTTGGCGACTATGTCATCATCAAGGGCGAGGACTTTACCTTCGAAGGTATTGTCCGGGCGGCATTCCCGAAAGCTTCAGGGCGCTATTCATATGCGGTGGAGGACAACCGGGGTGTTGTCCATACCTATAGCCATCGCTTGATGCATTGCCTTGATCTACCGGAGGAGAAATGACCGACACCAACAATCCCGGCGAACGCGCTGCTTACGCCAATGGCTATGGCGATTGCCGACGCAAGCTCGAGGAGCGCCCGGAATTCAACAACTGGAATGGCAAGCCGCTCGGCGAGATGAGCCGCGGCGAGATGATTGATGCGCTCGCTTGGTGCGTGACGGAATTGCGGAAGGAACGGCCCAATGACCTCACCGCTCCACCGCTGCCGGAGGAAATCGCGGGGCTGATCGAACGGCTAAGGCAAGTTGAGAGACCAGAGAGAGCATTTGCCTATTGCTACGAGGCAGCATGCGCTCTGGAAGAGACTGCCGCCGCCCTCCGCGCGCTGGCGCAGGAGAACGAGAGGCTTAGACAGGGGGGACTATGCAAGTGATAGTAATCTAGTAAAGTAGCCAAATGCCAGCAGGAGCTAAGCCAGGAGAACGTCGCGGGGGGCGCGGAAAGGGAACGCCGAATAAAGCGACGGTGGCAAAGCAGCTTGGTTTGTCTCCTCCCCAGCGTCCCCAGGTCAAGATACCGTTCGACGAGTTGGAACAATGGGAGTCGATCGCGAAGTATTTCCTGGGAGAAGCGGCGCTGGAACAGCGCGCTGAGGGTGGTGGCAACAAGAAACTGATCGCCGAGTATCTTAGAGATGCGAGCAAAGTGCTCAGCTATATGGCACCGTATCACCACGCCCGACTCGCGACGATTGAGCACAAGTTCCCGCCGATAGATCCCGCCAGGTTATCCGATGATCAGCTCCGCGCGCTTGACGCATTACTCACGGCAGCGACAGACGATTCGGGAGGAGCTGGAGAGACGACGCATTAACGTTGGCGTCTCCACAGACATTGAGTCCAGCAAAGATCGCTGCAAGACCCTAGCCGGCTTCATCAAGGAGGCGTGGTCAGTTATCCGTCCGGTGACTACCAGCGCCGGTGGCCAGATCGTCGAGACGACCTATGTTCACGGGTGGCACATCGACCTGCTGTGTGCACATCTTGAAGCGATCACGTTTGGGAAGTTTCTTGAGCGTGGACTCGACAACAGATTGCTGGCGAACGTACCGCCTGGCACCATGAAGTCGCTCACGACTGGCGTGTTCTGGCAGGCGTGGGAGTGGGGGCCGTGCGACATGCCCCACATCCAATGCATGAACACGTCCTTCCGCGAGGACAACTGTTACCGGGATGCGCGCAGGTTTCGCACCCTGGTGACGTCCGAATGGTACCAGAAGCGTTGGGGCGATCGTGTTAGGATCACCATCGCGGCTGAGGGCCACGTGGAGAACGACCGCTCCGGGTGGCGCAAGACGATGCCGTTCAAGTCCTTGACCGGCGAGCGCTCCGATCGGCTTAACATTGATGATCCTCATTCGATAGACACGGCAGAAAGCGACACCGACCGTGCCCGTGCGGAGTTGACGTTTCGGGAATCTGCCACGACGCGCCTGAACGATCCGGTGAGGTCGGCGATCCTTCTGATCATGCAGAGGTTGCATGAGAACGACCTCACCGGCGTCGCCATCAGGCTCAAGATGCCCTACGTCCACCTGATGCTCCCGATGCGGTTCGAGCCGGAGCGCGCATGCGTTACCCCGTTCGGGCGCGACATCCGCACCAGGGATGGCGAGCTACTGTTCCCGGAGCGGTTCCCGGAGCACGTTGTCGATCGCGACGAGGCGGCAATGGGTGCTCATGCCGTCGCTGGGCAGCACCAGCAACGGCCATCGCCGCGCGGCGGCCTGATGTTCAAGAGGCATTGGTTCGACATCGTAGGCGCGGCCCCGGCCGACTGCCGGTGGGTGCGCGGGTGGGATCTTGCCGGCAGCGTCAAGAAAACGTCTGCCTACACCGCCGGCGTGCTGGTCGGCCAATCAAGGGGCAACAAGCGGTTCTACATCGCCGACGTGGTGCGTGATCGCGTGTCCAACCCTCAGCCGATGCTAGTGAACACCGCCACGCAGGACGGCAAGGACGTCGAGATCAGCATCCCGCAGGACCCGGGCGCCGCCGGCCTGATCCAGGCCAAGGCACATGTCTCCGCGTTGGTCGGGTACCGTGTGCAGGCGACGCCGGAATCTGGCGAGAAGGTGGACCGTGCGCGTCCCGTTGCCGACCAAGCCGAGGTTGGCAACGTGTCGATCGTTGAGGGGGACTGGAACGACGACTTCCTCGCCGAACTTGTGAAGTTCCCGGCCGGGGCATACAAGGACCAGGTCGACGCCTTGTCCCGCGCCTTCTCGAAGTTCATCCTGAGCAAGAGTGTGGTCATGGTCGGGCCGGTCGTGATCACGAAGCAGGTCGTCCCGCACGGCACCCACGAGGGTTTCCAATGAGCATGCCAGGAAATTACTTAGAAGCCGACCATCCCATCGGCGAGGCCAAACCCAAGGAGATCGTGCAGGAGCTCAAGGCCCAGATGCCGGGCTGCACGACGCTGGTCCTGAAGAACGGCGACGTCATCGTGGTCCAGCTCGTCGTCAAGGAGGTCAGGCGCGTGGTCGGGAAGAAGGACGACAACGGCAAGCAGGTCTACAACTTCGAGTGGGGCGTCGGCACTCAAGTAATCGAGAGGGACTAAGATGGCGACGTTCAAGAAGAGTGATACGCCAGGTCAGGTTGACCGGCAGACAATCAATTTTGGCACCAGCGCGCTACTTACCAGCGAAGAGACGAAAGAGGCGTGGAAGAATTTAGGTGTCCTTCCATATTGCTACACATCATATGATGATGACTATCCGTGGCCAAAGGCGAGAGTGAAGAACGGGAAAACTTAAGGAGAGATAAGTGGCAAGGACACCACGGCAGCGGGAGACGGGCGGCACGGCGAACAGTCCAGTTGACCCGGTATCCAGCGGCCCCACCCGCGGCGCGTCCGACCTCGCCGGCATCCCGAACACCCCGACCATCGACTCGCGCGCCGTAACCACGGCAGGACAGACGCTCAGCCCGCCGGGACCGCCGATATCTCCAAGCGACAACATGTCGTGGGGCCCTATCCCCGTCCTGACAGACGGGATGACATTCTATGAGGTCGGCCAGACCGGCCTGCGCCAGTTCAGCGGCTGGGTGCGGGAGGAGTTCCTCACGGTCCTGGTTGGCCGGCAGGGCGCGCAGAAGTACCGCGAGATGCGCGACAACAGCCCGACCATCGGCGGGATGCTGTTCGCCATGGAGGCGGAGATCAGCAAGGTGGAGTGGCGCGTCGAGAAGGGCGAGGACGGCGGGAGCCAGGAATACGCCGACTTCATCGAGCACGC